GAATGATCAAGGCCAAAGTGGTAACCGGTTATCGCCCATTCTGGAATTTCTCGAACGAGCCGTCCTTCTTTAAGCCGCTTCTCGCCCCACAGGATTACCGTTTGTCTCCTGCCAAGAACCCAAATTTCGGCACCACTCGGCAAGCAGTACCACTCCATGTCGACCCAGTCGAAGTCCTTAACCTTGTTGACGTAATCCAAGACGATAGGGCTGACCATTTCTTCGTCTCGAAAGATGACCTTGACGGGACCCAGCCCCCGTTCCTCGTGGATCTCCTTGGCCAAATACAAGACGGCGGTGCTGTCTTTGCCCCCAGAAAACTGCACGCAGACCGTGTCGAAGGTGTCGTAAACGTGGCGGATTCTCTGCCGGGCTGCCTCGACACACGAAATGTCGAGGAACATTCTCTGACGACTCATGCCTCTGAGTTGACGTCGATATAGGAAACCAGTTTCTCGCCAGTCGTACTACCCTCGTAGTCGGCGTTGCCGCGGAGCCAACGTATGAACTCGTACCAACGCTTCTGTTGGTCCGGATCGTCAAAGACAATCGTGTACTGGACCACGGCACGCGGCGCAGCCCCCGGCACGACTGCCGTACTTCCCTGAACAGCGACCTCTTCGTGGTCAACCGAGTCGTCAGCAATGATCTTGCGCGTGCCGTCCTCGTCTTCCTGCACCATGCCGGCGATGGCTTCGGCAGCCGCTCCGGCCAGTTCAGTTAATACCGGACGAATGAATCCCCCCTCGTCCGCTTCGACGGGAGAAGCAATCTGTTCCTCATAGTAGGCAATCTCGAAATCATCCCACTGGAGGCTCTCCATCAGGTCGCCATAGTCGTCAACAATCTCAAGGATCATCTGCGACGCTTCGGACGAATCCGTATATCCCAACTCCATCGTTCGGTTGTCTGCGAGGGCGAACGCAACCGCCCGCTTGTCATCCGCATCAATCGGCACAGCAGCGATGTGCGTCCATCCGAGACGCCTGACCGCCTCAACCTGGTGGTTCCCGGCAATTACGGTTGACGTGCCGTCTTCGTTTGGCCTCACCACAATTGGTTTAACCTGACCGAACTCCTCGTAAGAAGCCATGATCGCCGGGATGTTGCCAACCCGTGGGTTGTGCTCCAGAGAGGTCAGCGCGTCCAGCGGCGTCAGCAGGGCGCTCAGTGACTCGTTGACGTTGTGTTCCATTACGGGCCTACTTGAAATCTGACGTTGGCGTTGAGTGTTCGCATGGCGTCGATCGAGGTTCGTAACGATAGCAACTTTTCACGCTTCGCCTTAACAAGAGCCTCGGCGCATTTAAAATCAAACTGCGTGTCTGCCAACTTGTAGTCGGCCCACGACTCCCGCTCCTTGATTGACCCCTTGGCGGACAGATACTCCTTGGCCCAACTGCCCTTATAGCGCGACTCTTTCTTTGCAGCATCTTCCGCCAACTGCTCGAAGGCCTCGGTTTCGCTCTCCAACGTTTCGATCAAGTACATGAGTTGGTTCTCAATGTCGACCTGACTAATTGGCTGTGATCGGTTCACCGTTTCCTACTCCTGTCATCATCAGCAATGGCTCCCAATCAATATTGTCAAGAGCCTTAAGGTTCTCTGCGGCCCATGTGTACTGACTCTCGCCGAGTCGCTGGACGCCCATCTCGCGAAGCACCCAGGCGTCGATGCGATCCTCGATGCCCTTGCCCGACCAAGATCTGTTCGTCTTGAACGACACTGCTGAAATGACCTCAGCCTTACCGGCATTCCCGCGACCGGTAGCGAACTTGGCCCGCGAGGTGGGGGGCACGATCACATAGGGGATCCACGCCTCCTCAAATGCCACCTTCAACACTCCGCCGAGTTCCCCTAGAGAGTGTGCTCGAGTGCGCGAACCATAGGAATAGCCCTCCATAATCACACACTTGATATTTTCTTCCACACATACGCTTAAGACATAATTACGAATATCCATTAACCGGTGCACGTCTTCTTCGTATGAGTGGTAGGCAACGCCAGGGTCGTCACTCACGCATATCCCCGTTGAGGTGAGGGACGGGTCGAGGCCCAGAAGGTTCACTGCATCCAACTCCTTTTGGCCAGACCTAGGTCCACGGCCAGTTGTGGTTCCCGACCGATTCGGTCGTGGCATCGACGACAAACTGCCATGCAGTTGCTTTCGTCGAGAATGGATCCACCCTGAGAGCGTCGTTTCAACTCGTGGATATCGACACTCCCGCTTCTGACATAAGATCTTTTCCCATCATGCGATGCCCATATCGGGCAGGCTTCGCAATACGGACGGTCCTCGAGCATCCGTCGGACCAGTTTGCGGCGCTCGACATATTCGCGCTGCTTCTTCTTGCTGCGACTACGCATGGCCGGAGCCTACTCTCATTGAAGAGACAGAGAATCGACTCTGTCGAACTCCCATTTGTTGTCAAGGGTGGCCCATAACGCCCGGTCAACCGCAGTGTCCTCAAGATCAAAGTCACGCAACATGTTTCTATGGGTGCTGATTGCCCGACGGTAAAATTCTGCCGTCTCCCATGGATTCTCCTCCATGGGTTCGTCCGTGTCGATCATGGTCATGACCTGATCGAGTCGACGATCGACATGAAACTTGAACCGTTCTACCCGAGTCTTCCGCTGCCCGTAGGCACGTTCTGCCTCGTCGGCCAAACGCTTGCCCGGCCTGCCCATGCCTCCGTATCGGACTGAATCGGCTTCGGCATCAGTGGTGATGTTCTCAATCTGTTCGTCCAGATTGGCGACGAGAGCCAGAAGGGCCCTCCTCCAGCGATCCCAGTTACTCTTCTCCGTAAGCGTGTCACGTTGTTGTACTGATGCGCGATTCTTTACGTCGTCAGCAACCATTCTTGCAAAAAAATCGTCAGGTATTTGACTCACTCGATCCCCTTTGTCCATTCCGGACAGATCCCTTTGTAACTACACCAGCCACACAGAACAGACTTCTGTGCTGGGAAGTTGTCATCCTTGCAGGCCTGATCTACGTCACGCTTGACATCTTCGATGTACTGAGTTGTTTCCGCTATGTCCGCAGGACCAAACGGAACCTCATGCTTGATTCCGTCTTTCAAATACAGCAGTTCCAGATTGGTGGTTTGCCCTATTCCCAGTGTGTCGACAAGCGTTCCATAGATGCGAAGTTGCAAGAACCGTTGATCCACATATTCAGCGCGTGGCGTCTTGCCGGTCTTGTAGTCGGAAATCACAACTCCACCGTCTTCATCAAGCGTGAACCGATCGATGAACCCCTTGATGGTTATACCCGATACTTCGCCATTGAGTTCAAACTCAATCCCGTCAGGCTCAATCCCTTCCGGGTCTTCGATTTTCCACAAATTCTCGATGCACCACCAGGCCTTCCAACGGAACAGCCGGTATTCCTCTGCATCCGGAACGAGAGGCTTTACCCTTTTCTCCCAGTTGCCGCTGTCCCACGTTTCGCTAGCCAGAGCCTTGGCCCGAGCCTGCGTGCGATCCGTGGGTTCCACCTTGTACAACTCTTCAAGAACGTCGTGAACAAAGTTCCCCATCAACGCCTCCTTGCCGGAGGGGTCGGGAATCTTGTCAATCTTGTTGTACTTGAACTTGAGCGGACACTGACGGAAGGTCCCCATTGACGAGGGCGACAGGTGCGGGGGCGGTATGGCTGTCATACCAAGTACCCGTGAGTCAAACTAAAACCTGCAGGTCCGGTGGACGGTTGGGCAGGGGCCAGATCCACGCCGGGACATGCGTTTACGTCAATCGGCTCGATGGTCTCAACCATCCTGAACATTTCGGCCCCATCGATCAAGTCCTGAAGGTCGGACTTGGAGTCAAGCATCTTGGGAGTGATCTTGGCACCGTCGGTTGGGAGGGCGCCGGCAATGTTGTCCATGGCCACCTGGGTTTCGTGCTCTGCGGTCTTGTCGCTGATCCCGTTAGGTGATTTCCGGATCGTGGCGTCACAGATCGCGGGTCGAAGGTCGAGCGACATGTTCAAGATGCCGTTCTCGAACGTGATGTCACAATCGGCAATTAGCAAGAAGTCTTGGAAATCTGCTTCTTTCTGCTTAATCCACTCACGGCGCATCTGTCCTTCCAGCGGGGGCATCCCACTGGCCTTGACGGCTTTCGCCCGTTCCGCGAAGCGCTCAGCCATCTGCTCGAAGGTATTGGGTGTCGGTTCGGGAGTGTTCATTTGGAGCGATCCTTGACGTGATCAATCGGGGTGTCGCAGATATTGCAGAACCCCTCGTACCGCCCCACCGCTACACCACCCATAAAGTGGCGCACGCACGAAGAGCACTTCCAGTAGGAGTCCTTGGCCCAGGTCTTAGGCTTCGACAACTTCGGCACCAAGGTCAATCTGTACGCACTTCTCAAGCAGCGCCGTTAGGTCCTCGATGGTGGCAGAGGTTTCGGTGGGCTTTTCTCGACCGCCCCCGTACTCGTTCCAAAACTCTCCCAGCACGCCCTTCTGCTCTGGGCTGAACTTATTGGTAAAGCCTTTGAAGTTGCCCCACAGCGCCGCGACCTGAATGTCAGCGTCCGTTTGAGGCTCCTGCTGCTCATGGATGAGGGCTTCCTCGGAGCGAGCGAGATAGAGCCCCACCCCGATTGACTGGGCGGCCTTTTTCAGGGCGTCACTGACCGCTCCTTTGAACTCGTTCCCGAGATCGACCGGCTTTTCGCCGCCCTTCATGTACTTGACTTCCTGACCACCGCAGCCGTCCTTGTGGACTTCCTTCCCGTCGATGGTGGCGCTGAGAGTGACGAGGGCGATGATCCAGTCCTTTGACTCCGAATCGCGTCCGCAGTCCTTGACGGAGTAAGACCAGCCGTTAACCCCCAGCACGTTGTTAAGGCGGGCGATGACCTCGCTGACCGGAATGTAGGTCAATGATGTCCCGCCCTTGCGGAGGGACCGTTCGACCTCCGCGGGAAATGGCTCGGAAAGCCGCTCGAGTTGGTTCATATTGCGTCACCCCTTCTAACGATTACGCTTATCTTTGGCTCGGACGAATTGCAATAGTTATCTGGGTTCAGTCCGATCTTATTTAATTCGCCAACCCGCCAGTACGACGGTTGGAGATAGTCGAGAAATTGCACCATCATTTCCCGTGGTGTCAACATCATTTCACCGGTTTCCATGTCGATTGACGACTGGGAAATACGGTCAGCCACATCGGCAGCAAGATCCTTATGACGCCAACCTGATCGGTTGGATGCCATCTTGCGTTCGATCTGCGCCCCATCTCTCAGAGCAACGATCTGGTTGCTGTCCATGTACTCGCCGAGCCGGCTGGCCAGCGTGTCGTAGACGGTAGCCATGTCTCGCTTGGCGAGATTCATCTCAAGCAGCAGTTCAGCCATCTCATCAACCTCGCGGTCAATGTCGGTGAACGCCTTGATCTTGATATCGATTTCCGCGAGGTGGTTGCGAAGTGAACGAACATCATCAGGGGTCATGAGGCCTCCGGGCATTAGGTGGGGAGGGGATTTCAAACTACAATAGCGGCCCGTTTGCGTTGAGGCAAGCCTATGCCCGTGACGTGTGAGAAGGCCCCCGTGGCTGAGTCAACCTGATCGTCGTGGGCGCAGGCTTCAGGAAACGCGGACACCTCGTCCAGCCAGTCGGTAAGCCACTTGCCCCTCACCAGACGCACGTTGCCATTGGACACGGCTGCCGCAAGAGGGCGAGCCCTCGTCACCTTGTCGCCAGTGGCCCTAATGCCCAGGAGATCGAATCCCGGCAAGATGTACCGGGCGTACTGATCGATCAACGCTTTGCCTGATGAGCCGGGTTCTTGCTCTATGCGGATGGGTATCGTCGCTCCATCCTCATAGGCCGTCTGGGCGATAAAACGTTCGATGTCCTGACCTTTGCCTCGGTGCCGCCTCACGTCCAGGATGTAGGCCACGCCCTGATCGAACAGCATCAGGGTGCCAACGGTCCAGTCGGGGTCCGGATTCGATTGACTCGGCTCGGTCGCTGCCAGGTCCCAGAAGCGCACGGCCCGGGCCATTGGGGTCAACGTCGGCACTTCGTCGTTTTCTATAATTACAATTGACTCACGGTTGAACATTGTCCCGAGGGTCGTAGACCACCAGTCGCCCTCTTCGAGGCGCTTACGTTCCACCGGATCGAGCGCCTGTAGCGATTGGCGATATGAGTCGGCATCAATGCCAGGGTTATCTTCGAGTTTGGACGGGACAAAGATACGGTTGTTGTCGTGCCCCTCAACGATGAAGCGCTGTCTAACCCAATTAGGCGCGGGGTTAGACGCTGCCCGCATTCTGAGTGGCACTTTGGAAACGGGACCCGTCGCTGGCCGCCGCAAACGGGAGAATAGATAACGGTAATCGTGCTCCCGGATTTCGGTGACTTCGTCCATTCCGATGAACTGGAATTCGGCGCCCTTGTAGCGTAAATAATCCTGCGAGTTGTTCAAATAACCGAACGAAACCCTCGCCCCTGATGGGAATGTTGCAACGTAAATTGAGCCGTTCCATCTGATGTCGTCGATTTCCGAAATCCATGCCGTAAAGCGATCCATGATGGCGCCGGGGAGTGCAAGGTCGGCGTAGGTACGACGGAAGATGATGGCGTTGTAGCCGGGTACGTCCACATATTGGAGGGCCGACATCAGGAGGGCAGAGGATTTGCCACCCCCGGCCGCACCGCCGAAGAGTGCTTCGAGAGCGTAAGTACGCAGAAAGACCTTCTGCGTCAGCGAAGGTTCCTCCGGACAATACGGAGAATCCTTCGGCTGGAGGAATTCTAGGATTTCGTCCCAATCGCTCACAGGCACAACTCCAGTCCTTATACATTGTAGACGCGCCGGTGCGATAGGGTAGCGCCCATGTCGCTGTTGGATCGGCTGCGTTCGGTATTGAATCGGGCAAACGCCGCAAATCTGCTGATGGTATCCTTTATTATATGCACCAGCATAGGTGCGTGGATGATTCGACCCTCCTTAGGGCTTATAGTCGCTGGCGCAACATGTGGTCTCCTTGGTTTCCTACTAGGGCTTGAGTAAATATGGCTTGGAACTCTTCACAAAACAAAGATCTCAGAAATATCGGAGTGAAAACGGCCATCGGCCCTGGAGCGCCTGTCGCCCAAAATCCGAACTATGCCGGCCGGGCGTATCGCGATCAGTGGGACATCGAGCAGGCTTACCGCCAGGGAGTTCAGAAGGTCACCTGGGTCGCCAGGTGTATTGATGCCATCGCCGGCAACCAGGCTCGCTTGCCCATCGTCCTCCGGAAAAATAACTCCCCAGATGGAGAGATTGTCAAGAGCAAACGATCTAAGGATTCGATCCTCGACATCCTGAACAGCAAGTCCAACATCGGGGAAAACTCTTTCATCTTTCGATACCGCTTGTCTTCCCAACTCCTTATGGGAACCAGAGGAGCATTCATCGAGAAGTTGAAGGGTCGCGACGGACGAATCCTTGGACTCAATCTGCTGCCACCACAATCCACGGCCCCCATCCCACACCCCAAGACGTTCGTCTCCGGCTACGAGGTACTGATGCCGGACGGGACGAAGGTCATCATGAAGCCGGATCAGGTGGTTTGGATCCGACGTCCACATCCGTTGGACCCGTATCTCTCGCTAACCCCCATGGAGTCCGCGGGCGTTGCCATCGAGATCGAGAACCTCGCCAAGTTGTACAACCGGAACTATCTCCTCAACGACGGTCGTCCGGGTGGACTCCTCGTGGTCAAGGGCGACATTGATGACGACGACAAGATGGAGTTGCGCAGCCGGTTCAGGGCCAACCTCGGGACAGTCGGATCGACAACGGTAATCGCCGCAGATGATGGGGTTGATTATGTCGACACTTCGGCAAGCCCCCGAGACGCTGCCTACATCCAGATGCGCCAGATCACCAAAGAGGAAATCTTGGCCTCGTTCGGCGTTCCGGAATCGGTTATCGGCAACGCAGCGGGCCGGACCTTCAGCAACGCCGGGGAAGAAATCCGGGTCTTCTGGAGCGAAACAATGATGCCCCATCTTGAGCATCTGGCTCGTGCGTTCGACGTTCTGGACGAGAAGCATTATGTCGACTTCGACATCAGCGCCGTTCCCAGCCTCGCCCTCTACGAGCAGGAACGGAATCGCTATGTGAAAGAGGAGTTCCAGACCGGCCTAATCAGTGCCAACGAGTACCGAGAAGCATCTGGTCGGAAAATAGTCCATTCGGAGTTGGGTGACTCTCTTCTCCAGAACCCGAACCTGACCCCAATCGGCAATACCCACAAGGAAATGGAAACGCCCAGTGCCCAAATGGGTGGACCCGGTGGCGCACCTCCGGGCATGCCCCCACCGGGTATGCCGGGTGCACCTCAGCCGGGAGCCCCAGGCGCACCGCAGATGCCGGGAATGCCGCCGGGCCCAGAACAACCGCTTGACCCTAATACTATGCAAGGTGCAATCGCAGCACAGCAGGGCCAACCGGCGACAGGACAGATGTCAGGTGAACCTGAGTCTATGTCCTACAAGGCCCTAGGACAGACCTCCGAATTGGAGCGTTGGACCGAGATCCTTGACCGTGGACTCGAACGTCTGTTCGAACGACAACAGCGTGTAGTACTTGAAAAAGCCAGTGGCGCCAAGGCCAAGAAAGCCCTGACTGATGGCACCCTCGAAGTGGACACGATCATGTCGCAGGACGTATGGGACAGACAGGTGGACGAAGACATCCGTCCGGTTCTCAACGCCATCGTCAAGGACGCCACAGAAACTTACTCAGCCAAGTCAGAAAACTACAAAAATCTGTCACCTGACGACGTCGCCTCTCATGTCAACTCCCAAATGGATCGAATCAAGTCGATCAATACCTCCAGCCGAGAGACAATTGTCGACGAGATCCTGCAATCTCTCGAGGTCAAAGACCCAGAGAGGCGCGCCACGGCGCTCAGGAGTGGCCTAATCGGTCATTTCACTCAACTTCTAGCCAAAACTCGGCCCCAGTTCGCTGCCGATGAGGCGCGCCGAGCCTGGAATCTGCCTAGCCACTAGATAGTTTCAGTAAACGGGGGTTCCATTTACTGAAACTATGATCTTTTCCTCATCGCTTTACACTTCCCCGCTCCCTTTGTGACCTATTATGGCGTAAGGACGTAGAGGAGTTCTTCATGCCCGCTACCGTTATGGACGACATCCTGACCAAAGCCACAAACGGGCAGGTCAGCGTAGATGAAAAGCAGGGCATCGTTG